AACCATCCAGCAATACCAGACATAACACCATTGGCATAGGTAGTTGCACAAACATATGCTTTCTCGATTCGTCTTGCTTCTGAAATCATTTCAGTTGCATCTAACTTACGAACTCTTTCTACCCACTCATTGAAAACGAATCCATCTTTCTTAACTGCTTGAATACCCCAAACATTATTTCGTGTAGATGGTTTATCAGTCTTACCTTCATGCTTGGCTTTGATGATATCAATTGGATCTCCATCCAATGATGCTTTCGGATCCAAGAAGTATTCAATGATGTCTGATTCATATTCAGTAACCCATTCACGATTACCTAATTTCTCATTTCGTGGACCAGCTGCAGCACCACGATTCTGAGTTTCAGTTGCAGCTTCACGAAGACCAGCATACGCTGCATCCTGTTGTTCTTTACTGAAGTAGTTCTTACGGAACTTCAAAACAATTCGTCTTTCATCTGCACCGATGTCGCAAGAAGAACACTCTTGTTCACACTCAGCTTGAGTTGCTAGATCGCAGTTGGCTGGCATGTAAACATCACAGTCTTCTTCAAGTAGATGATCATAGTGACTCTCATCCACAAACTGTCCAATAAGATGCTCACAATTGATTTTATTATCTGCTACAATTACTTTTACCATAACTTTCTCCTAAAACTTAAATCCGTCAAAAGATTTTTCTGCTTTTTGTCTGCGACCAAAATTACTTTTATCAAACATGGGTTCATCGTCATCACTCTTTCCAGAGTCACTCAGCGTTTGTGCCGATGCCTCTACATCATAGAGTTTCATCTTCGCTCGATCAACTCCAATAACAAATCTCTTATAGAATCCTGGATCGTTATAGCGATTCTTCAACTGTTTAACAATAATCTGATTCAATCCTTCCAACTCCTCATTGCTGACCAAAGCAAACATAAAGTCAGCTGTCGCTGGCAATCCAAAAGATTCAGAGGTATCTTCAAGTCCTGGATCCGAGTTTGTGAATCCAGAACGAGTTGTTTGAGTGGCTGAGACAATGGGAACATTATACTCAACTGCCAATCCTCTTAGTTCTTCTGCAATGCTCTTAATATATGTATAAGAGTTAATACTTCCACCTTGCTTCATTCGTTGACTCGCACAAATATTGAGATAGTCAATGAAGATAATATCAGGTTTAAATTCTCGTTTCAACTTTAGTTCTTCCAGCAGTGCACGGAAATGACCAGAGTGAGCACCAGCAGTTGGGTATTCTTTGACAATTAGTTTACCTTTAGTCTTAGCTGTAATCTTAGCAATACGACTTTCGTAGATATCCCTGTCAATAACTTTTAGTTCATCCATGGTTAGGTTAAGAAGATTCGCATCAATTCTTTCAGCGATTCGTTCTTCTGCCATTTCCATAGTTATGTATAATACATTTTTTCCTTGGGTTAGACAACCAGCACCCACATGGCACATAAACAAAGACTTACCAACACCAGTGCCAGCAAGACAAATGTTAAGCGTTTTCTTTGATAGTCCACCCTTAGTGATTTTATTGAACATGTCAAGGTCGAATGCAACCTTCTCTTCCACCCTATGATAAAAATCATACCTCTCGTTGTGGTCATCAAGATAGTCATGCCCAATATGATTATCAAATGAAACGGCAAGAGCATCAGAAAGAATAGATGGTATAGCATCTTTCGTTTGGTGCTTATCGTTTCCGTCAATGATTCTGATTGCCGAGAGAACTCCATTATAAACTGCCCTATCTTTACAAAACTTTTCAGTATGTTCTAACATCCAGTCTTCATTGACTGGTTCCTGACTCAATGTGCCGATAAAGTCGCCAAGTTCAGACAACTCTTTATCGTTGAGATCTTTCCTATTACTAATTTCAATCTGTAGGATTTCTTTGGATGCTGGCTTGTTATACTTCGTAAAGAAAGAAACAATCTCGTCTGCCAAGATTACTTCTTTGCGCTCTGCAAAATATTCTTTCTTGATAAATGGAATTACTTTACGACAATACTTCTCATCAAATATCAGATTGCTCAGAATCTTTTGTTCTATTCGCATCAATTTCTGTTCCGCCTGTATATGTTAAATTATTTTCTTCCACACCTTGATGCAGCAATTCTTGTAGTATATCACCTATGTATGCTTCAAAAGGTTTGAAGTCTGTCATACCTTTATCAGCATTCTCAAGTATCTCATACTCAAACTTTAAATGCAAGGAGTCATTCTTTTCATCTGGATCGAATGACACCTTTCCATATGTATAGATTATACCCTCAAACGCACCTTCAGTCAACTTAATTGCTTGAAGTCCACTGTGTTTGTGTTCAAGAACTTGGTATCTAAAATTACTCATCGAACTCTAACTCTTCCAATGCTTTGTCTAAGTCATCTTCTTGCATCATCTGTCCACCTTGACCGATTGAATACTTACTCTTTACAAAATCATAGAATGATTTGCTTGTAAGAATTGATAACCAGAAGTCTTTGTTATCAGTTTCTTTGATACGATATTTCTTGGCTTCTACTTCACCAGTCTCTGGATCGCACTTGGAATACCATCCGTTACTTGGTTTGACCACATGCTTGGATTCAAGAGCAAGGTCAAGTAGACCAGACCACTTACTGAGCCCACCATCAAAAGATACAGAAACAGGAATTTTAGATTTCTCTTTAACATAACGACTCTTCTCTACATTGATAATAAAATTGTAACCTACAATCTCAGTGCCTTCTTTTTCTTGCTGACGACCAAGAATGTATACATTATCTGCTGAATACATTGCACCAGTACCACCACCAACGATTGCTTTCGGGAACATTCCGATCTCCATATATGTATGGTTCACTACAACGAGTGGAATATCTTTCAAGTTCAAGTGTGGAGTTACCATACGGAACAATGACTTCATCTGTTTTGCTCTTGACATATCTGCAACAGACTTACCTTCCATGGCATCTTCAACTTCTTTCTTAGAAGCCAGATTACCAATGGAGTCAATGACAATAATCAAATGATCACCACGATCTACATTGGACAACTGTTGCATAATATCGAACTTCAATTGTTCCACATCAGTGAGTGGAGTATGAACAACTCGCTTTGTATCAATACCGAATGTATCGAAGTAAGACTGCGGAGTACCGAACTCTGAATCATAGAACAACAACGCTGCATCTTCATACTTGTCCATGTAGGACTTAGCCATTAGCAATGAGAATGCTGTCTTGAAGTGTTTGCTTGGACCAGCCCACATTGTAATTCCTGGAGTAAGTCCACCATCAAGACGACCAGACAAAGCCACATTGATGATTGGAACAGAAGTAGGAATCATATCCTTCTTCTTAAAGAACTTTGATTCTGATAGAATCGCAGAGTCTTTGATGGTACTATTCTTTTTAATCTTATCTAAAATGCTCATATTAACCTTTCAGGAATTCTAACAGTTTTTCTTCGGTGACCATACCCACTTGTCGTCTGATTTCTTTTCCAGTGTCATCAACTAAAACCATAGTTGGAACAGATCGAACTTTGTGTTCTTGAGCCATCTTCATCTCATTATCAATATCATATTCTTCAATTGGAATATCAATCTTATCTTTTGCGCCATTGATGACCATTGAGAGTCCTTTGCATGGACCACACCAATCGGCATAAAATTTTAACAGCTTCATTTATATCTCCTATTATACAGTAACTTTTGTTGCAAGGCAACTATGGATTGTTCTTGGAATGTGGAACATCAAACACAAATGTAATGCGAACTACATCACCAACATTCTTAGTTCCATGTAGTAGTTTATTGTTGAACCAAATCAAATCACCAGCATCAATCTTTACAGATTCTCCACCAACAGTGTAAACATATGAACCTTGTATTGCAAGATGGTATCTGTCTCTTGTAAGATAATAATCTCCGATGTCGATATGTTGCCCAACTTCTCCACCAACTGGCAACGAAAGGAATCCGCATCTATCAAATTTCTTAAAGTTTCTTTTTAAGAATCCTACAATCTCTGTGTGTCTGCTATACGCTGGTGTTTCTACGGATGATTGACTATCACCCACATATTGATTTAGGTCTTTTACAGTACCAATTTTTAATTGAAGGACACCTGCTTGTACTGCAGGGAATCCATACTCATTAACTAAATCGTGCACACCTTCAATGTCTTTCTGAGCACCCCAGTCCTCTGGGTATTGTTGTAACTGTTTCAGTATCTTAGAAACATTGATACCTTTTTTGATAACTCTAATGTTAGCCAAAGAAATCCTCCAATGAACTTTCTTCTTGAGTCTTCCAACCTAGTGGTTCAATAACAATCTGTAATGCATCGAGGAATACCTTCTCAAACATCTTGTCATAATCTATGTATGATTCTAATTTAAACTCTTTTGGCAGAACCTGTGGGAATGCAATCACATCTTCCTGCAGAGGATTCGGAGTGCGCACATACACAAACTTAATCTTATCACCATCACGGATTGGTTGATACTTCTTGTCAATACCGAATCGCTTGCAGTGGTGATTGAACAACAATGCACCACGAACATGAATTGGTGTACCCTTTGTATAAATTGGAGAGCCAGTGTACTGCTTCAATCCATTTATACCTCTCGGGAAAGCAATCTCTTGAATCGGTAATTTGTCAAACTCTTTTCTAAACTCCATAACATATGTATGTAGATCTTTTTCACCCCCAGCGAGGATAACTTGAAGTGAATCACGCAACTTTGTACGAATAACCGCAGGTGTAGACGACTTGACCATCTCCAAACCCATAACTTTGATCTTAGGTTTCGCAAACTGAACTCCTTCTGAGTTGTGAACATTAATGATATATCTTTTCTTGGCAGTCCAGATGGCTTTGTCCGCAAGAACTTCTCGCTTCATGACCATCTTCTGACTGTATGCATTCATGTAATCTGATAGTTCGGTGTAACCTTGATCAATGAATGGTTGAAATACTTCTTCGCAAATCTTATCCATGTACTTGATCTTCTGCTCAGTGTTCTTACCTTCGCAAACTTTCTCGATGAGATGTTCAAGTGTAAGATAGATTGAGTCAGTGTCAATGGCAATGACAAAGTCTTTACCTTCTGTCTTGAGAGTTTTGTTGAGGAATGCATTCAACTTGTTTGCCATCCAACGAATGGATAGTTGACCAGAAGTCGTAATACCCTCTGCCATTCTAATATCAAAGTAACGGAAGTACTGATTGCCCATCGCACCATAAGCAGAGTTAAGAGCAATCTTCATAGCCATCTGCAGGTTGTTAAGACGAGAGATATCTTTTAGCAGGTGAACCTTTGTCTTATCGTTTTGGTATTCCTGTTCAATCTTTAACATCTGTTTCTTAAACTTGGAACGATTGATATACATCTCTTCCATCAACTCAGGCATGAACCCTTTGATGTCTTTGCGATATGTCCAACCATTTGCAGTCATGGCAAGGTCTCTTCGTTTAAGATAGTCAGTATCAATCTCTTTGTTGAGTAACTTGTCAACAGTGACTGACAACTTCTCGCTCGTTAGAGTTTCTGGACTGATGTTGTATTGCATGATCAAGTGAGGATACAAACTGTTCAAGTCAAAGGAAACAACCCACTTGTGCATACCAATCATTGGATCTTTTACATAAGCACCTTCGAACTGGGAATCTTTTCCAGAGTAAGTCTTAGCTGGAATGACAATACCTTTCTTACGAAGGTGATTGTAGATGATAGTGTCCCACATACGAACCTGAGAGTAAACATCTTCAGGATTAATCTTAGCATTGTATGCCATGGTTAGGTGCAACTCAAGCAGACGCATCTTGTCTTCGAGTTTGTCAACTAACTCCACATCGTGAATGTTATATTCAACAAAGTCTTTCCAATAGTTTGTATAGAAGTCTTTGAAGTCAACTCCTGGATTCTCTTTCTTGGCATCACCAAGTTCTTCACCAGCGATGTAATCCAAACGATATGACTCTTGCTTTGTATATGTATATTTCTTGTAAAGTTCAAGATAGTCTAGCTGAGAGATACCCATGATGTCATAGTGAATCTGTTCATTACCTTTAATGAAAGTCTTTCGTTGATTGACATAACCCCATGGACTAATCTTGTTGGCAAATGTATCACCCAACTCTCGCTGAATGCGATGAATCAAGTAAACATTATCAAAGAAGTCTGTGTTCCAACCAGTGATGACATCTGGATAATTACCCTGCCACCAAATCATAAACTCTTTGAGCATGTGTTGTTCGTCACGACAATTGACCATCGTAACATCAGAACGAGGAGACTTATACTCACCATACTTTGTTTGAGCAAAGGTAACAACCTTCTTTGATTGAAGATCCTTGATAGTGATTAGAAGAACTTCTTCGTTGGCAGACTTGATATCTGGGAATCCATTCTCAGTTTCAGTCTCAATGTCAATTGTGAATACTTTAATCTGTTCCATATCCCAGTTGACATCGTCTTCGTAAGTGTCACTGATATATTGATATGCGTAGTTGGTGTTACCGTAAACTGGGAATCCTTCAACACCTTCGTATCGTTTTAGGAAGTCACGAGTCTCACGGATACCTCCAGGTTTTATTTCATCAACGAATGTATCTTCAAGAGTCTTCCATTTTGATGGAACCTTAGAAGTGACAAAAAGCGTAGGATAGAAATCTACCTTACGCTGATATGCCCTGCCGTTTTGATATCCCCTAACGAGGATCTTGTCGCCCACTGGGTGGACGCTGGTATAAAATTCCATTAAACTTGTTTTCCATACATTAGTTGCATTGCATCAAGTGCACAGTCGTGGACAGGATGATGTTTGATAACTTCGTGTCGTTTGAACAGAGGATGATCCACTTCTACATAGCCATTCGTGGTTCCAAACATAATGTCAACTGCAGTTCTCACATCTCTCCATACATTATACCCTGTAATCTCTTGCAAGTCAAATTTAACAGCAAGCGAATCAATAGCCATCTGGTCTAATGAACCTCGTGCCCACATAGTTTGTTTATCCGCATTTGGGAATTGCTTCATGTAATCATAGAACTTTTGCATTCCATTTTCAACAGTCATGTCTTCACGGGATGGATCAAGAGAAGTCTTACGAACATATTCGTGTTGACCTTTCCACCACTCAAGTGTAGATTTAGATGCAGTACGACCAACACCTATCTGTTCTTTCACATCAAACTTTACAAAGCATGCATTGTCCAATAAGTCTTGATAGGTTGGTCGTTTTTCTGGATCAAAGTGAACCATAGCTGCAGAAAGAACCACACAATTGGATTCTACTCCCAGCGTTTCTACATCGAACATAAACATTAGAGTACTCTTCCTTCACCTTCTTTGGTGAAGAATGATTTGATCTTTTGCTCTTTAGTCCATTCAGCAGTATAATCATTATCAATATCACAAAGAGTAATTGCTTCTTCTTCAGTAAGAACACGATGTGATGTAATCACTTCTGGAAGTGCCAATTGAGAAAACTCTTTTGCGTCTTCACAAGTAACATCATCCATTGCCCACTCTGGATTAGTTGCTGGTGCTTCCACCATATATCGCATACGATATGATTGAATGGCTTCGACCAAAACCCATACCGAACCTTCTTTTAATTTACTCATCATTATCACCTTTCATTGCCAGTGCTTTGTTTAAAGATTTCTGCGCATGACGCAGACCAAATTCCATCTCATTCTTTTGTTGTCTTACCTTTTCTAACTCACGAGAAATTTTCAGATAAGTGTCATACAAATCGTTGGTATTTTTCTGAAGTGCCTCAACATATGTAGCTACTTTATGAATAGTTACCCATGTACCATCAGCCAGTTTTGTATGACCATCACGAACACGAAATTCATCAGTCCATCTTTCGTTTAGTTTGTAACTTGGCATTGGTTCAAACAGAAACAATTCTTGTTCTCCTAATTTCTTTAGGAGTGGATTGAATTGGTTGTCAATAGATTCTTTACCGTAAAACATTATTCATTCTCCTCATACTCATATTCTTCAGTACGACCAGACATTTCTGCATGGATATCGCAAAGAGTTGTATGCCAACCATCAGTATATGTCTTACCTTCAGCACCGCATGATTCGCATGTACGATAACTCATACTCTCAGCAAATGAGATATAGTTATAGTGCTCCTTAGTTGCAGCCTGAACATAGAATCTCAGTCCACCGAATTTCTCTTTCACTTGAACAGCAACTGGAACCTTCAGTGTTTCTTCATCTAGTTTTACTTTGGCTTCGTCAATCTTTTCTTGGGTGATAATATCTTTACTACCTTCCCAGCGTGGTTGATCAACTTTATCTTTGATAGATTCATAACGACTTTGTGCTTGGCGATAATCACTAGTCAATAGACCACAAAGAACATCGATGATGTTATACCAACCATCACCACATTCAAGTCCCCAGCACATGGCTGTGGTGCGCATATCTGCATTACGATCTTTGAAGATCAGCGGATACTTAGCACAGAGTGCTTCGTCTAATTCTCGTTTCATGATAATTCTCTATCCATTTGTAACTGCCAGTGTTTGTATAATTCTTCATATGCTCGAAGAACTTCGTCAGGTACTTTGTTACCATTCTTTATTTCTTCTTCAATGGCACGACCTAGTGTTCGAGCCAATCTAATTTCTTCGAAGTCTAACATAATTAATCTCCATACCAAGTTCTATGGTTTTCTGCTACATGTTCAAGTCCATCGTATTCGCCAATGTGCCATTCAACATCATCTGGAATATCCAAGATTGCTAGTTCTGATGCCCAACCCCATGAATCTTTACCCAACTCTTCAATCACTGCGATCAAATCTGGATCATTGCGTTGTTCATAGAACTCATACTCACTTAGGTATGTCGCATCAGATTGTGGACTACCAGCTTTGTAATAGTCTGAATCATTTCCACGAATTGGATACTTGGCTGGCACTTTATCGAATGCGATACCTTTGCGTTCAAGCAACTTCTCGAATGCGATATTTGAGATACCGAATCCACCAAAACATCTATTAATTACTACTTTCATTTTATTACCTTTGAGTTGTCTGCAACATCTTTGTCGTCACGCAGTTCAATAAACACTGGGAGGAATAAAGATTCTTCTCCATTTTTGTTCTTGATTCTAGCATTATACTTCACTGCCACGATTTTGTCAACTAAATTTTCTTTCCAATATTGCTTTCGTTGTGCATCATTGAAACCAGATCCTACATTTACCTTTACAATTCCATCTGCGGATTCACAGATAATTGCACCAAGCATACCTACTGCTTTACCCTTACCTTCTTCGACTGCAACAATCTTAAGATCGCATTCTAATTCACCTTTGAATTTAATCTGAGTCTTGCTTCGTTTGTCTTCCCATTCACCAGCACCATCTTTAAGGATGATACCTTCGTATCCATCTGCAAGATAACCTTGGAAAATCTCTTGTGCTTCTTCTAAAGTTTGCACGATGGTTGATGTCACAGACCAAATCTTTTTGCCTGCAGACTTTTGTTTATCTACAATTGCTTGTAAAGTAGAGAATCGTTTTGCATATGGAGTCAAACAATATCCATCAACGAATGCTACATAAGGAATCAAATCCCAAACAGTGGCATGAACCTTTGCTGCATCTTCGGCAGAGATTGTACCCTTGTTTGCTTTGTTGAGGATACCATTACCTGTTTGACGATCTGCGAACTGCATTGTCATGTCATCCATAACCAACAACTCACCATCAAATACACAATCAACATTACCAGCAAGTTTTGCGAACTCTGCTTCGAGATTACCCAACAACAGAATCTGTTTTCCATTTCGACTACGGAATTCTACCTTACCATCACGGACAATCGCATTGAATCGCATACCATCCATCTTCATTTGAGCATAGGCTGGGAACTTAATCTTATCAACCAACTTCTGTTCGAATGGACTGCACAACATACATGGGTATTCAGGAATCAAACCAGACCAAACTTTGTTGGCAGTCGATACATCAACACCACACTTCAGATCTTTCTGGATGATTCTCTCGATAACTTTAGCATCATCTGGTGTCAGAGATGACAGAAGCATGCGGAGATATTCAATTGCTGCATTGCCAGTCACGACTCTTTCCTTCAAGTCATACAATGCAAGCATGGCTTGATCAAGACTTGTTTGTTTCGAGTCAGTGGTATACTCAGGAATCTTTCGTTGATAGAATTGAGTAAAAGGATCCAGTGCTAGCCGAATAACCTCACGCAGTGTTTCGTTATCGCTCTGTGCGTTTAATTGGTCGATCTTGAAATTGCGTGAGGCATTTTCAGCAAGACTGTTTAGAAATTCATTTATGTTCATTCATCACTCCATCAATATGTTTACACTTACCATGATATTTAAAACCGATACAACTACAGACCATACCATTTTCTGATTCTTCTACGGTATATACATGGTCTTTGCTACCTTTAATTTCCCAAATTTTATTCGTGGACTTCTGTCCTTCGAAGTGTAGGTTTCGTTTGAGAACTTTGAATTTACGATAACGAGTATCAAACCGCATTGGCTTGCTGAACATCTTAAATTTTTGTGGATCGTTCCACATGAAGTAACCAAAGATTTTGTCCATCGATTCATTCATAACATATGTATGATTCGGTTGAAAGTCTATATCCCAAACAGTTATTTCTCTAACAAGAATCATGCTGCTTCCCGAAAGTAACCATAGGGCAGACCATTGAGGTAACAGAAGTATTCCCAGTCACCATTTGCATGTCCAGCGTCCATGATCCAGCGGAGAGCAGTAGTACGATCCTTCGCACCCATACAGATTGTATTGGTGACATGCTGTTCAAACTTCACCACTGCTTCTGCCTCACGCTCTTTGCGATCAGCTTCTTCACGCTCGATGACTCGACCAAGAGTTTCGAATTCAGCCATGAATTCTTCCTCAGTCCAATCAGTGGTATCGATACCACGAGGACGAACACCATACGCATCCTTGTACATGTCCCAGAACTGGCACTGCATTTGTTCCAACACAGACATTTCTTCCCAAGATTTGA